TACGCCAGAAAAATCTCTTGATGCAGGAGATCCTGAAGATTCATCACTAGTACCACTAGTAACAGTAGAGTTTGATACTGGTTTAGCATCTGGTTTATCATCTTTTTTTAGTACTTTATTATCAAAGAATGTATCATATAACCACTTACCAGCTATGTCACCTGCTAATCCACCAAGAATTCCTCCAGCAATATTTCCTGCAAAAGGAATTACAGATCCAGCAGTAGCACCAAGAGCACCAAAAATAGTACTTCCAATAGCAGCAAATGCAGCTCTACCTATGGGTTCTTTGAATACGAAGAAGTTCAGTGCAAAATCAATGAGTCCGCCGATAAGCGGTATTCTCTTAACAACAGGACTAATGAAATTCTTTGTATTTTTAAGAAGTTGTGCAGCACCCCTTTTACCGAGACGATTAACTAGTGTTTGTCTTGCTAGATTGGTTGCTCCAGATCTTGCAAATTTACCGCCTAGTTGTTGAACTGCTGCCTTTCCAAATCTTCTCTCTGCTGCCTTCCTACTATTTTTACTAATGTATCTTCTTAAAAATTTCTTTTTCTGTGTTAAGTTTTTACCAGGAACTTTTTTTAATGCTTTATTGACAGGTATCTTACTCATACCTCCACTAAGTTTAGCAGCAACTAGTGCTATGGCAATTGTTGCATTTAATACTTTGTTTAACCCTGATGAGAAATCATCAAATGCTTTTCTACCATCCTCACCAAAAACTTTAGCAACGTTATCACCAAGACTATCATATAATTGATATGATTTGTCAATGAACGTCATCAAACCATCAAGCAACTTTCCACCAAACTTTAATACAAAATCTGCTGCCTTCCCAATAAATTGGAGGACTCCACTTTTTTCTATTGCTCCTCCAAACTCCATCAATTTAAGAACTAACATACCCATTAGCACATTAGAGATAAAATTAAATACACCATCAAGAAAACCAGTCTTTGGCATCTTCATGCCTTTCATATTAAATTTTTGATTTTTCTTAGGTTTTTCTAATTTTTGTTCTTGCTTTGCTTTTCTGTTCTCACTGCTCTTTTTCTTTTTATCATCTATTTCTTTTTTCTGTGCAGCAATTGTGCCTTTTAAATAATCATCTATCCCATTCACACTTTCTCTAATGTTTACGAGATGTCCTTCCATTCCAAGACGCACATAAGTTCTTTTTGCTTTAGGTGCTTTAACTATGGCAGTTGATTCGGCAGGTCTTGGCACTATGGAGGACGATGGTCTAGCAACTAAAGCACTACTACCACCACCATTATCTTTTCCGCCACGACCCATCATATTTTTTGCTACTCTAGCACCTTTACCTGCCTTTACTTTGGCACCACCACCAATCATTTTTGCTGCACCTAATGCTAATCCTAACATTATCTAATCACTCCCAGTGACCTTGCCTTAAGTGATGATCCAGTTCCTGCACTGAAGTTAGGTAGTATGGAACCAGATGGATCAATTGCCTCTTTACCACCAGCTGGTGCCTGCATAGGAACAACATTAATCATAGGACCTGACCTCATGGGAGCACCAGGAATCATTCTTTCACTTCTCATTCCAAGTTTCGCAGGAGTTGAATTACTATCTGCGTCTGCAACTATCTTATCAAGTGCTGCCACACCTCTAAACGTTTTATAGCGAATTTTAGGAACAGTCTCACCAGTAATCACATACTCTTTTGGTGATACGTTAATAGTTTGTCTATCCGCTGTAGCGCCAGGNACATCAATACCTGAGGATTCTTTTACCTCACCCGAATNGAGTGGAAGAATGGATTTTGCTTTTTCTAAAATAATCTGTGGATTAATCGCTATTTTTTTAAAAGCGCCAAATACCTCACCAATAACACCAGCATCAATAGTTCTTTCTTTTGCTTGCGATGTAGGAACGTTAGTGCCACCTCCACCCATATCAGGCATACCTGACATTTTACTTTCCATCAGTGGTGGTCCAATTATTGGCATTAAACTTTCACTTTTCTTACCAAACTTTCTCTCATCTACAGCACCTCCACCCTCATAAGATGGTAATGATTTTGTCATTGAATTCATTGATGTAAGAGTGTTTACTCCATACTTTTGAACTGCATCTTTTTTAATAACAAATTCACCTGGTGTAAGCATAGCAGGAACGGTATCAGTCCCTCTAGGAATAAATCCACCTCTACTTTTATATACAGGTTCCTTTCCAGTTTCTGCTCTATCAATTTGTTTTTTTCTTTCTGCGTCCTCACCCATTATAGTTCCAGTAAGGAATCTCATAAAAGGATTTTGAGTTTTTTCTCTCTCTTCTTGCTCTTTTCTTAAAGCATCAGCAGTTGCCTGACCACCTTTTTCTTCTACAGATTGATCAACCTTTTCATCAGTTTCAGTCTCAACAGTTTCTGGAAGTAATGCAGGAACAGCAGCACCTACGGCAAACAATCCTAATCCTATAACAAGTGGGGACTTAAGAAATTTCAATAATTTTGGTAGTAATGTAAGTAGTTTACCGGTTGCTACAGTTAAAGTAGTAACGATACCCGCAATAATACCACCAAGAGGTGTCGCAAATAATAAAACAGCAGTAATAAGTGCAGGCCACCAATCCTTTAAGAACCTGATAAATGATTGAACTTTCTGCTGGTTATCAGGATTACCAAACCAATCTATAATTCCTAAAACAATTTTACCAAGAATAATATTTTTGATAAAATTTATCAATGCATCAAAAGGACCCATAAGGGGTTTGATCATCTTCTGTGCAAAGTTTTTAATAGAAGTGAATCTTTTCTCAAGATTTTTTTCAGCGAGTGCTCTTTTATCTCTCTCTGCTTTTAATCTATCTTGTTTACTAGTTTTCTTGTCTAATTTATTTTTCTGCTTTAAGGTTTTTAGAATTGAATTTACTGTCTTTGAAATATCAGATAGAATTTTAACAACTGATTCTTTCTTTTCTTTTTTATCTTCTTCTACACTCTCTTCGTTTTCCTCTGGTTTAAGAGATGATGGAACTAAAGAAGATGAAGGTCTAACTGTAAGCGCACCACCTTTTTTATCACCAATAGCAGTTGCTTTTTTGAAACCACCAATAGCGGTCCCTTTCTTAAATGCTTCAGCAGATATTTTTGTTCTTTTTACTTTTGGTCTTCTTAATTTTATAACTTCTTCTCTTAAGGCAACACTTCTTTCATCACCTTTACCACTCGTCTTAAATTCAATAGTTGCGATAGCTTCTTTTAAGGCACCAAGATAATCTTGATCCGATAAATCATCGAGATCAATACCCATTTCTAAAAGGATATCAATAGGATCTAATACCTTTGATGCCATTACCTGTTAGCGTTCGCTTGGTTTTGTTTTAACTTTTCATCCTCAAGATGTTGCTGCAGTAAAGCAACGTAAATATCTCTCTCCCAGGGGATAAGATTTTCAATCTCAGTTAATGAATATTTATGGTACTGCATCAAGGCAAAATTAAGTCTATAATAGCTCTCAAGATTCATATGAATGAGAGCTATGCGAAAAAACTTGCCAACCCCTCCAGTACAACTTCATTCTCTTTTTTAGTTTTAGGATTCTTTACCTTCAGTTTGTGAGATAACTTAGGCATGGTCTCAAAAAACTTTTCGATATCTTTAAACTGAGATGAATTCATCTGCTCTAAGAATTCATTTAATTCTTTCTTGGTGCAATCCTCAGTTGCCCACACCTCATCTTCACTAAAGATTTTATCTATACAAGATGCAATCAATTCAAAAGATTGATCCATTTGATTCTTATCAGCAAAGTCAAAATTGTTTTTAATAAACTCATCGAGAGATGGATACTTCATCTCCATCATAAGGTCGTCACTCAACTTAATCCTATTAGTGTGATCATCGTTCTTAACAACCTTAATATCATCAAGGTCAATTGTTACTGGAACCTGTGTCTCTTCATCATCAGGGCAGATAATATTTACTTCGATCTCCTCTCCCACAGACTTGCCACGAATGTTGAGGAACAGATATTCAATATCAAAAGTTGGAAGAGATTCTACTTTAACCCCTCTGGTCTGAACACAATTCTTAATTACATTCTTGATGGCAGTTGTAATCTGCTTGGTATCTTCGCTTTCTAATGCGATGATAAGCACCTTCTCCTCTTTAACAAGGAAAGGTCGGTATGTAATTTCTTGTCCTGTGGATGGCAACTCAAGATGATAAGTTGGCGAGGCAATCTTTGGTAAAGGCATAATGTCTTATATGATTATTTCAGTATGGTTATTTATTGTGATTATATTGGATCAAATCCAAGTGCTTGTCTTGTAGTAATAGGAGATCCATCATTTCCACCATTCATTAGAGCGCCAGTAGCAGTATCTCTCTCACCAAATTCAGTGCCTGGACCTGCAGTGTTTCCAAAGGTATCAAAAAGATTTTTAGATAATTTATTTAAAGCAGGTGTTTGTTTTGAACCAACAGATGGAGTTGCTGTCAAATTATTAACAACATATCTCAAGTAACTAAAAGATACTGTACATTTTAAAAGATCAGATGACTCATAAGAGATTGGCATCGCTGATATTGAGAAAGGGTATGAATTAACAAAAGTATATTCAAGAATAGAACTTGATTTGTCAAAATCTCTCTCAAATTTTCTAACTTTTAGACCCTGAGGTGACACATAGTCTTTAGAGTATCTTGAACGATAGGTATATGTTGAATCGATTGGATTTCCAGTATCTTGTAACATTATACCATCAATCCAACTCTCAAAAAATCTGACAGCAAGATATTTCTCAGCATCAACATAAAATGTTAGTTGAAGTCTATCATCATATACTCTTCTGTAAGCGTGTCTTTCCGTAACACCATGATAAGTATTAGTGGTTTCAAGAGTTGCTAAATTAGAACCAGGGAGAGATGCCTCAGAGCATCTCAAGTTAAGCACATCTTGATCCTCACTTCCATCTGCTCTTAATGCGGATAGAAGACCAGATAATTCACCATCCTTTTGGAAGATCAATGTCTACTTCATAAAAAGAAGTTAACGCAGGTCTAAGTAGTTTTGATTTAATGTCTGATACAGACCTTATCTTAGGCATCTATAAATAATTTTTACCTTATATATTATGTATGCCGGAAAGTATCAAAAGTAAATACAAACCTTCATACCCTAGAAAATATAAGGGTAATCCAAACAATATTATATGCCGTAGTAGTTGGGAACGCAAGTTCTGTAAGTGGTGTGACCTGAATGAGAATATAATTGAGTGGGGAAGTGAGGAGTTTTGGATTCCTTACTTATCTCCTGTCGATAGAAGAGTGCATCGATATTTTCCTGATTTTATAATAAAGGTAAAAGAAAACGCAGGTCAAATCAAAACCTATGTGATTGAAGTGAAACCAAAAAAACAGACCATGGAACCCAAGAAAAAATCAAGGGTAACTAAATCATACATCTATGAATGTAAAACATATGCTGTTAATCAAGCAAAGTGGAAAGCAGCAACTGAATTTTGTGAAGACAGAAGAATTGAATTCAAGATTATAACAGAAGACGAACTAGGTATCAAATGAATCGTATCGAACCAGTAAGGCAAGACATTCAATCTGAATCTGATGTTGATGATAGAATGACATTGATAATGTATGCATTGAATGACACCGTAACACCAATTCCTGAAGAGGGAAAAATCTGTACTTTTAAATATTTTGCGAAGACTCCTAATATTGAATACGATCAACATCCTCTGGTAGCAGTTACTGATTTATTTGAATGGGGATTTCGTGGAATAAATTTTCACCACCAAGAATATAGGAATTACACATGGCAGGAATTAGGAACACAGGTTTATATTGTTCGACAAGATGAACTTGATGACTTACTATCATTACAATATGGAAAATTTCTGCTAAATAAATAAAAACTATATCTAATGGCAGAGTTTAAAGCTGGCACAAGAGAGCAAGTAAAAAACGGACAAGCACAATATGTTGCTGGCGATATTGTTGCAAAAGATGCAAAAAATTATATTGGTGGCACAAAAAGTTTCCTGGGAACTACATCTGGTGGTGAGTTTATCAGGTCTAAATCTGTGACAGTGGTCACTGGTAGAACTGACTCTGGTAAAATTAGTAGTTCAAAAACAATACTATATTTACAACAAAAAAACGGAAATTTCCTACCAGGAGCAGTAAAGAAAGATGGTGAGTGGTCATACTCAGATCCTGATTATCCACTAATGAAGGGAGTTGCCAGCGAAACGGTGCAGTCAGAACTTGCTAATAAGAACTCTGATTTAAATAAAGTAACTAATAATGGTATCTCGGCAGAGTTAGGCAAAAGACAAGATGTGCTTCCTGAAGATCGTGACACAATACTTGGAGCAAAACAAAATCACTCATCGCCTGCTGACGCACCAAGCGGATTAGAAGGTAACCCTCTTAACACAGATACATCTACTTTAACTGCTTTAACAGGATTAAACAAACAAGAGAATACGGGAACCAGAAAAAAATTCGGTAATTTAATTTTTCCAAATGACTTAGGATCATCCACCATGGATGTTATTAAATTTGATATGCTTGAATTTAAACCTAGAGGAATTACAAGCAAAGGTGCTCTTGGTGGTGTTGGAAAAAGAGATACGTTAAAAGATAAGAACAGAACCTCTATTGGGTCGGTGACACTACCAATTCCTGCAGGAATTCAAGATCAAAATCAAGCAGGGTGGGGTGATGGCAGACTGAATCCAATTCAAGTAGCAGGTGTTGGTATTGCCATGGACGCTTTTAATAAGAGTTTAGGTGATGCAGCAAACACAGTTGCAGGACAATTAGGAAACGTTAGTAATAATTCTGGCGAATTACAAGACGCAGTGAAGGGATACTTCACCGCAGCAGCAGTAGGTGTTCCCATAGATCAAATTCTTGCCAGAACACAAGGATCAGTTTTAAATCCTAACCTTGAACTTCTTTTTAATGGTCCTATATTAAGACCTTTCAACTTTACTTTTAAAATGTCTGCAAGAGATGATCTTGAAAGCAAAGAAATTGTCAAAATAATTAGATTTTTTAAACAAGGGATGTCACCACAAAGAACAGACTCAAATCTTTTCGTAAAAGCACCACATACTTTTCAACTTCAATATCGTCATAGAAGAACAGAAGATCATAATTTCTTAAACCAGTTTAAAGAGTGTGCTCTCATAGGTCTGTCCGTTAATTATACGCCAGAGAATAATTATGCTACCTTTGAAGATGGTGCGATGGTTTCTTATGAAATGCAAATGCAATTCAAAGAACTTGATCCTGTCTATAACGAGGACTATGGTAATGCAGAAAACGCACCAGACACAG